ATTGGCACACAAGTTGCAAAAGCAGGAAATCCCTATATGCGTAAAACCATCGGCTTCCGCCCCGATTGCTCATGCGATGCACCGCACGATATGACTTCCGGCAAACGGTGTCAGACGTGCAACGCCAACGACTTTCTCGCCGCCGTTGAACCGTGTCATAAGCCGGGCATTGTCCTGGACCCATTTCTCGGCGCGGCCACGACAGCACTGGTTGCAGAGAGATTAGGCCGGCGATGGATTGGGATCGAGTTGTCCGAGGAGTATGTACAAATGGCAAGAAAACGGTTGGAACAAGAAAGTCCGCTTTTTGCCTCCCCATAGTCCCTGTGCCGTGAGTTGAAAGTGCGGTGGATTGTATGTTATAATACTGGCACTATAACATAGATTCATGGGAGGACAGGATGCCATTGTGGAACTGCGAAACGTGTGGGCAAGAATTCTACCGCGAGTCACAAGGTGACAGGAAGTATAAATACTGTGGGCAGAAATGCTATCACGCTTGGCGCAAAGCCAATAAGGTTACAACTGGGCAATTTAGAAAAGGGCATAAAACTTGGAATAAGGGCGTGAAAGGAACGCATTTTGGCCCCGTAACCGAGTTCAAGAAAGGTAACAGTAACAGGCTTCAATACGAGGTTGGGGCAGTCACTGTCCGAAAACCTAAAAAGGATAGCCCTCGTCAATGGATTAAAGTTGCAGAGCCTAATCAATGGATTGAATATGCTAAATTTGTTTGGCTGCAAGCAGGCGGCACATTGCCGAAGGGCTTTGTTTTGCATCATATTGATGGAGATGCGATGAATGACGTTTTGAGTAACCTTGCATGTGTTTCTAGGGCAACCCACATGAACACCCATCGGCACGAGTTTGAGGATAATCGTAAAGCGGCGGCTGCTAAAGCGAACTCAAAAATATGTAGGAGGGAAAATGAACGTAGGTGTTAATGACGAGTTACTTTCTCCAACCATACAGACTGATGGCGGCCCTTGGGTAAAACATAATATGCCGTGTGCAGTAAATCTCTCCGAACATGCGGTATATGATTTGTCGTTGGGGGTGTTTCTGCCTAGCTGGAACGCTCAACGCGACGGCTGGATGCTAGTCAAGCCCCCCAAATGGTTGCGATGGTTTTTCAAGTATTACATTCCCTAAAGCCGGAACCGTTGGGCTTGTTGCGCAACGGCTAGGGCGGGAGTGGATAGGGATTGAATTAAAGGATGAGTATGCATCGATGGCGGCTGACCGGATAGAATCTGAAAATATGCTATTCAATGGGAGGTGATAATCAATGTTAATCCGAATCGGGAACGCAATTGCGAGCGGATTCTTGTGGCTGGGATCGTGGATAGATGCAGAAAGTCCTGCCCCGAATTCAAGTTATTCTTACGATGAATACGATAATGACCCACAGGATGATGATGATTAACCGAAAACAATACAGTTAAGTTTCCTGTGAAATTCATCCCAAAATAGGTTAGAATTTAATAGCCTCTTACATGCCCTGAATCTGTGAGATGTAGGACGAAATCGAACAAACCCGTCAAGAATTCGTCGATTCCGTCCGTTGGTTCAAGTATTTTGACAATTATTGCAAGTCCACAGAGTCATTGCTGTGGGCTTTTTTTTGTCTAAAATACTTGCCCGACGATTTCCCTTGACAAATTAACAAAAAAAGATTATATCTTTTAGCGAAATTCCATTTCCGAGTGAATGCAATAGTCTGAAAGCCCCGAGCGGGATCCCGGGGCCACGCGAAATATGCGCTGGTCGCGTGGCTCTCCGTTTCGGGGCTTTTTCTTGTTTGGAGGATATACCGTGTGGCCGGTGAGCAAATCAAAGGCGAAAGCCCTCTCGCTTATGAATACTTCAAAATCTTTCGGGACTTGCCGCACAATGAACGGAATCTACGCGCTTTGTGTGGACACGAAGTGGACAACAAAAAAAGAACACTTCACGTTTTTGGGCGATGGCATAAAAAACATGATTGGGCTGCCCGTGTAAATCAGTGGGATATAGACCGAAGCCGGGACGCGCTCAGAGCCTTTATCCTCCTTCGTAACGATGACCTAAAAAAATTCCTCGACGATGACTTCACCATAATGAAAGCCGCACAACAAATCGCGATTAAAAAAACATTGAAACTTAGTAAAGAGGAAGACCCATCCGCAACGGAATTCCGCACAACGATGTTAGGCTATCAGGTCGTCCGTGATGGACTTAAAGACCTAATTGGGATATTTGACAAGGAAACCGATGACGCGAACAACAGGGCTTGAAATGGTTGAAAGATTGAAAATGTCCACAGAACTCAAAATTGAGTACATCCCCATCGATACGCTAAAACCCTTCGTTGACAACCCGCGTGAGCACTCGGAACGGAACATCAACGATATTAAGCAAAGCATCTCGCGCTTCGGCTTTACCAATCCCATTCTTGTCCGCCGTGAAGACAATATGATAATCGCCGGACATGGCAGGATTGAAGCGGCAGCGATTGAAGGGCTTGACACCGTCCCAGTGATATATCTGGATATGAGTGATAATGATGCAAAGCTCTATTCAATCACCGATAACCGCACGGCAGAGACGAGTGAGTGGGACCTGCTAGCACTCAAGGAACTCACCGAAGCCTTGAGCGATGAGGGGCTGGAGATTGAGGATAGCGGTTTTGAACTTGCGGAACTTGAACAACTCATCGGTGAAGATCAAGAAATTGATCATGATGAGATGTGGCAGGGGATGCCAGAATTTGAGCAGGACGATTTATCGGGTATCAAGATGACTGTCCATTTTGAGAATGTTGAAGACATCATAGGCTTTGCAGAGTTAATCGGTCAGAAGTTAACAGAGAAAACAAAAAGTTTCTGGCATCCATACAAAGAGCAAGAAGACTTAAAAGCGATGAGCTATGAAAATGAATCCTAAATATCCTGTATTCATACCATCAAAAGGGCGATGGAAGACTCGGCTCACGGCAAAAGCATTCGAGAAAATGCAAATCCCCTATCAGATTGTTGTTGAACCTCAAGAATATGATAATTACTCAAAGGTTGTTGATTCCAAAAAGATAATAGTGCTCCCATTTTCAGACCGTGGACTTGTAGAGACACGTAATTGGATATGGGATTATGTACAAAAATCAGGATATGAACGCTTTTGGACTTTTGATGATAATATCAGAGAAATTTATAGATTTAATAAGAACATGAAAAATAGGGTGTTTTCTGCTGCGCCGTTGTGCGTGGCTGAGGATTTTGTTGGAAGATATGAAAATATAGCCATCATGGGTTTTCAGTATGAAATGTTTATACCAAGAAAACGCAAATCCCCGCCATTCCTTATAAATACCAGGGTTTATTCAAATATGTGCATCAAAACAGACATCCCCTACAGAAACCGAGACATCTATAATGATGACACTGATTTATGCTTGAGGGTCCTAAAAGATGGATGGTGTACGATTCTATTTTATTCTTTTCTTGTGAAAAAAATAGCAATGATGAAAATGGAGGGTGGAATGACTCCACATTATCAGGATGGTGGACGACTCAAGATGGCACAATCATTACAACGCCAACATCCTGATGTAACTAAAATCGTGTGGAAGTGGAATCGCTGGCAACATCAAGTTGATTATCGGCCATTCAAAAAGAACAAGCTGATACTGAAAAAGGGTATTGATATTCCCAAAGGGATTAACAATTACGGAATGGTTTTAAGGAAGCAGAATGAGCCTAGCATTCAGACGCTACCAGATACCGAATCTAGCTATCTTAGCGATGGCATATCACAAACCATTTGAACCGTACAATGATGTACAATCGGCGTTTTATGAATCCGATTCGTTTGTTAACGGTCTGTCCGGTGCAGTCCGAGCGGGCAAATCCAGGCCATTAGTAGAGAAGGCGTTGGCTGATGCCCTCAAGTATCGTGGTGGACGATTTGCTATTATCCGTCAAGTCCGATCGACGCTCAGGGAAACGACGCTACGGTCATTTCTAGTTGACGCTTGCGGATGGACCAACGTCGATGACTCCACGGGCAACAACGGATTGCTAAAATTATGGTCAAAATCAGAGTATCGAGGGATCATTGAGGGCGGAAGCGAGATATTATTCTTTGGACTTGATAAGGCAGCGGATATGAATTACCCGTCAAAAATCGGTTCAATGGAACTTACGAGAGCGTACGTCGATGAGGCAATAGAGCTGCCCGAGAACGCCTTCAATATGCTGACCACGCGATTATCTTACCAGGTTAATGGTTCAACTCCGCAAGTCTGCTTTGCGACGAATCCAGGAAGCCCTCAACATTGGATCCATCGCCGCTTTATTGCAAAACGACCTAAAAAATCAATTATTGGACAACTTAACACTTTTGATAATCCATATCTTGATGATACTTACCGCGATCAGTTGGATCAATTGCCACACGATAGCAACTTCTACAAGCGGATGGTTTTGGGTGAGTGGATAGCATTCCTCGGCGTGGTATTTGATTGCTTTAATCCCGAGAAGCACATCGTTGATAAAGTACCGGAGCCGACAAACACAAGTTGGAACTTTCGGTCCTTCGACTATGGCGGCGCGAATCCCTTTAGTGGAAGTTGGTATCGCTACTTCCCTGAGAATGACACGCTTTATCACTACAGACAGGTTTATTGGAGTGAGATCGGCGCGACGGATTTTGGTGAGATGATCAAACAGCATCAGCCCAAAAACGAGCCAATCCGGTACAGCGTCTGTGATCATGACTTATCAGACCGCATCCAATTGGCGAATATGGGAATTCGGACGATACGGGCAATCAAGGATGTGCGGCGGGGGGTAGATATAGTCAACCAGCGTCTAGCGCACGACAGACTATTTTTTGTTTCTGATGCCATTGTTGAACGTGATCCGAAACTCGCATCGGAGGATGGCTTGACGAAGCGGGTCAGACCCCAGTCAACGCTTGAGGAAATCACAAGCTATGAGTGGGGTGTCACTGCCAGGGGCGTACCAACTGACGAGCCGAATAAGAAGGACGACCACGGCGTCGACGATCTTCGCTATGCTTGTATGTCTGTCGAATTTCCTACTGAATGGAAACCACACTATGTTGAGGGGTTATAATGGGAGATGAGATACAACCAATTGCGTGGCTTTTGCCATTTGCATGGATTGTTAAAACTGGAAATGATGATTGTTGCAAAATAGATTCTGTATGGAGTAGTAAAGATCTTGCACAAAGGCGTGTTACACAGATGATTGCCATTAAAGAGGTAGAACTTAATAATAAAGGCATTCTACCACCCGATGGAATAGAATTTGATATAGACGTTATACCTTATCGGATAGATAAAAAAGTGGATTGTCTTCCAAGATACCATGGTGAATCTTATCAAGATAATGCTAACACCTTTGCTGCCCATCTGAACAGCATTAAGGAAATTTGATGCACATAGACATCCTGAGACAACGGCATCCCGATTACGATGCCCATATCAAGGAGTGGCAGTTCTCGCTAGATTCCTTTAATGGTGGGACGGCATACATCGAGAAGTATCTCATTCAAGCGGTGCGTGAAAGTTTCAATGATTTTGAGAAGCGCAAGGACTCCGCGCATTTCCGCAATTACGCGAAATCCATCGCACGGATTTATATTAACACGCTTTGGGGTGGGAGTGATGAAGTCGAGAGGGATTTGGAATCGGTGCAACTCGACGATATTGCAAAAGCCGTCGACCGGACGGGGCGAGGTATTGAAGTATTCATGAAGGAGGTTTCACAGTGGTCTTTTATTTATGGCTGGTGTGGGATTTTAGTGCTTCAATCCGAAGGCGATAATCGTCCGTTCTGGTCAATTGTTCAACCCCAAAATCTAATCAATTGGGATTTAAGTGAGGATGGGAATTTGCTTTGGGTTCGCATGGAGATTGTCGAACGCATTGCTCCGCCATTTGCAGAGGCAGAGGAACGAACGATTTATTTAACCCTCCTCCCCGATGGCTGGTCACTCCATGATGGTGAAGGGAGCCAGATTCAAGATGGCACATATTCATTAGAAATCAACGGACGTCAACGCCTGCCGATAACGTTTGCATATTTTGAGCCGGTGGAAGGTTCGATTATCGGAAACACATTTTTCGATGACATCTCCAAAACCAATAAAACGCATTTCAACTTAACCAGCACCCTTGAAACCGGGTATATTCGGAATCTGCTTCAGGTGTTGACCCGAAATATTGATGATGGGGCACCTGAGATTGATATGGATATTCTCAAACAATCAAACGTCCTTGACTATATGGGACCAATAGCCCCCGCCTATCTAAGCCCGGACCCAGCAGGTTGGGCGGAGGTACGAGAACATGTCAAGGAAGTCAAAACTTCAATGTACGAAGTCTCAAACCTTGAGCATCGGGATACATCCCTACGTCAACAGAGCGGAATTTCTAAAGCGTTTGACAAAAACCAAGCCGAAGAACAGGTTGAAGCGTGGGCGCAACATATCGAGGCCCCCGAAAACGATGCGTGGGGTCTGACAGCGGCATGGAGTGGAAGTGCCTTTGATGGAATCGTTAAATATCCAAGCCAATTCAACATCCTGTTTGAATCCGATGCCCTTGACCAGTTTAAGAGGGTCCGGGAGACGTTTTTGGATTTATCGCCAACGCTTACCTTAGATCAGGCGATTTCAACCTATAATCGGCTCAATCCTGACGCCTCTCCTGAGACTATTGCAAAGATAGCAGGCGAGATTGAAGCGGAACTCGTTCGCATGCGCCAAGCATCAGAGGCGGAAATAGACCTATTCACGTAATTTCGGGGTGATTATATGAATTATATAAAAGGTATTTTTTTGTCTACAACAGCTCTAGCTTTTTGGGTTATTTTTTTAATAGTGTGGCAGTGCATCTGGTAGAGTTTCAATCATGAAAATAGAAATTCCTAGAGGATTACCTTTGACGGTGTTGGGGTTGGTTACTTTGGCGTTTTGGTGGGCTGTTGCTTTGTGGCTATATTCTATCGTATTGTAGAGTTTCAATTTCAGGAGGGTGGAGTTTGGGATCAAGAATTGACAAGTTACACATCGGTGGATTGATATATCAGATCGAGTGGGTTGATGAACGTGGCTCGAAGCTATTACAAGAAAATAAGTTATACGATATGGATAGCTATAGCAATTCAATCATTCTTCATCTCCATATTCCGGACAGCTTTAATATTTCGATGTTATTCTCGGTAGCGATGTTTTACTGGTATCGAAGCCTCACAGGGGATTGTGATATTGATCAGCCAATGATTGACAGGGTTTCCACGCAGGTCACGGCCCTTTGTTCCAAGTATCCGTCCCTGCTTGACATGGATTATTATCACCATTACGACACGATACAGGTCGCCGATCGGGTATACCGGATTCTTTTATGTAACCCAAACGAAATGGGCGATGATAGTAACTTCGGCACTCACAGCTTTATGCGGGGAACAATTCAGATTCATGCCGAGGCATGCCAGAATCGCCAATGCCATATTAGGTGGCATGAACTT